TAATTCCACCATAAAATAAATCCTTAAAATTCCCCTTTGGGGTATTGACAAATTAAAATAAATGGTTTATAATTAAGGTATGAGATTAATTGAAAATGGCGCAATCGGTAGAAAGTGCCATAAGTGTGGCAAGTTAATTCTATATGGGGCTAAATTTTATCACGAATCTAAAAACAATATTGATTATTGCTATAAATGTGGTAAGATAATTAAAGATTCTGCAACGCATTGCAATATGTTAAGGAGTAGAGAAGATGGGATTAGATACAACTCATGATTGTTGGCATGGTGCTTATTCAGCTTTTGGTAGATGGCGAAAGGAACTAGCTAAAGTTGCTGGTTATTGGATTACTAAAGTTCAAGATGGTATTCATAATGATGAAACTATTATTGTTGATTGGGGGCATCTTCAGGATAAACTTTTTGGCGATTGGGATAAAGTGCCCGATGACCCACTCTTGGTTTTAATTGCTCATTCAGATTGTGAAGGCGTTATACATCCCCGTGAAGCTAAAGCCCTTGCTGGCAGGATAGAACAACTATTGCCTCTTTTACCTAAAGGTGATGGCGGTGGGCATATATATGATTGGCAAGTGGTTACTCAAAAGTTTATTGCTGGATTAAGAGAAGCCTCTAACAATAACGAGGATGTCGAATTCCATTAAACCGCACTCTCAAATGCATCGTGGTACACTAATTCAATAGCAGCCTCAAATCTCTTAGCCGTTTCCTCATCATTCAATACTGGTAATTCACCATGCTCGCTATAATAGTCGCTCATGTATTCGCTTTGATTCTTAAAAACGTCATCAAATACTCTCTTAAACATTCCCTCTTGTCTTTCTGTTTTCTTGGCATAGGCTTCCCAGTGGAGACGTTTCTGGTCAGGGGTTAAGCCTTTAAGACCTATTGGGTTTTCTTCTTCTGGTGTTTCTTCAGGTGCTTCAGATGGTTTACCATTTATCGGTGTAGGTATAAGATTAAGAGGCACTAACAGAACATCACCATTAGGGATAGAGTCTAATCCTTGAGTTTTACGAGCTTCATTAACTGTTAAGTAACCTGCCCTCATGCCAGATTCAGCCTGCGCTACTTTTTGCTCGGCTGTCTCAGGGACTACTTCCTTAAAGCCTATTTCAAGGTTTTCCGAACGTCTGAATTTAGGTATTAATTGCTCTTGAATCTTGGCTTTCTTCCAATCTAAACGAGGTTTAACTATCCACCTGGCAAATGTATAATCTCCTGCTTCGGCATTGGCCTTGTTGACATTCTCCGATATGCCCATTACCGATTGTGGCATACCAAACACACCTAGAATTACATCCCTGTTCTTTTGCTTGAGGTTGGCGAAGTCCATATCCTTAATAGTGTTTTGGATTTGAAGGTACTTGCCTCCACCTTCTAAAAGTGCTACCTGGTGAGCCTTAGAAACACCTTTATACTTCTCCTGCCATTGTTTCTTTAGCTTGTCGAACTGCTCATCGGATAGATTGTAGTCAAACTGTATAACACCATCCGGTCTAGCTGAATTGTAGAAGAACTGATTAACCCACTTGTCGGCGTTTTGTTCAGCATCCAGGTTAATCCCTATCGCTCTAGCCGGTGCTAATCCCCTGTATTGATTTAAGGGATTAGGATATTTGAAATGTATAATCTCATTTACATCAAAGGGAACTGCATCTGCACCCGTTCCATAAACATAACCCTTCACAAACGGGAAATTAGCCGCAGGTACTACGGACATTTTATTTGGATAAGGTAGAATAATCTCTGCTGGCTCGCCTAAAGCATTAAAGTTTAAAGCCCAGAACGACTCACCGATTAACTCATTGTAAATCGTATCTAAGGCGATAAATTCATTAGAAGTCTGGAAAGGGTTGACCTGCTTTAAGAGTGTGAGAATAGGATGTTTGTAAATCTGCTTGGGTTTATCCTGATTAGAAGCGTCAAATAAAGTCCACTCAACTTCTGAACAACCTAGAGCTATCCTAAAGACAACGGCGTGGAGCCATCCAACCGAGCTGTATAACCCAAGCATACCCTCAGACGTAAAATTAGCTGATGGCATTATACCACCAGCATTAAAATAATTCCTATTGGGTATAGGGGCTTTAGTTCTAAATATTTTATCTATAATAGACAATAAGTTACCCCTTAAATAGACATTAGAAAAGATTGTGCAACACGTTGCACAATGTGAGGATTAAATGTGGGGAATTAAAGGCATGGAAAGATAGAGAGTAGTGCGCACTATATACATCTCTCTATTATAATAAGAGTCAATTAGTTCCCGATACCAGATTTTAACGCTTTTAGAGCTTCTATCTCTCTTGCAGATTCGTGAATTACCATATTGACATATCGCCTACTAACCCCGCAATCCTTTACAATCTCATCCTTACTTTCCCCATAGGCATATAACACGATAATAGAATCCCTTGCCTTTATTGGTTTTTCTACTGGTGTAAAAGCCCTATATGACGATGACGTAATCTCAGCATCGTCATCCTCATCATCATTGTCTGAATCCATGCCACCATTTATTGACCCTAATGATGATGGTCTATAATCTCTTTCCCTTGATAGTTTCTTAAGGTGATTATAAATCAATTTCTTAACGTATCCCCAGGGATTCTTAACCCCTTCAAGTAATTCAGGGTTATGACTTATCTTGATTAGCCAATCTGTGACACCAGACATAACCTCATCCATTGCCTCATCAAGGCTCACACCATCATCAAAATATCCCCTAGCCTTATCAGTAGCATATCTAACTAACTCATCCCATGCCTGCTGAAACTCTGCCTGTGAATTACCTGTTATCTGTGCAAAGCGTTCTTGATTATGATTCATTTTACACCTCAACTATATTATTATAACCAGCGAATAGCAGGATTTCTTTGAATAGGCTCGTAAAAGGCAAGCGCCAAACTGTCAGCCTTATCAGGTGACTTTAAATGATAAGTCCTTTTCATTTCTTCCTTAGATACAATTTGCAACTTTTTGTCTGATGCGATTTTGAAGCGGATTGAGCTTAGCTGAGCTATTAAATCTTGGTCGTCTGGGATTGAAATAGTACCTGCTTCAAACCGTTTTCTAAGGTTATCATACATCTCAGCCCTAGAGTTTACGTAGTGCTCTTTATCCATCGGCTCTCCACCGGCTATGATACCGTTAATGTAAACCTTCTGTTCTCTTAATCGGTCATATACGCCAGCACCAACACCTACAGAGTCAAGGTTGACATTCTTTGGGTCTATATCGAACTTCTCCATCTTGGTTAGAATCAACCCTGTAGTTTCCATGAGGTCGGTCTTCATCCATGTATCTGTATAAATAACCCTTGAACCTTCCCTTACAGTAAATACAGACTGGTCGTCACCTTCACGAGCAATATCCTGCCCAACCCATTTGATATCTGTTTCAGTTGGTTCAATCTCTCTATTGACTGCTTTCTTTAAATCTGCATACCTGAATAAGAAGTTGCCACCCTCTAATGCATCCCAGCTTCCCTCCAACATGGCTTTTATCCACTCTTCGGGGTAGATAGCCCTTAGACTTGGTTCATAATCTTCGGGTAGAAATGGGTTGTCTTTAGGAATAGCCTGAATGAATACATGGTCGGGTAATTTCTGTTCTATCCACTTCTGCTTTACCCAGCCTGGTGCTGGGTTGCAGGTAGCGATTAAGTGATAATGAATATTGGGCAATTGAAGTCTTAACCTGCCAGCAAGCATATTGAAATGGGTTTGCGTTGTCTCTTCTAGCTGGTCTACACCCGCCCAACCCAGGCTCATGGAGGATAGACGCTGGAGGCCAGATACTGAATCCCCTAAACCACCATAATAAATCCTAGAACCGTTCTTGAATCTAAAGTAATTCTCCGTTTGATGATGTTGCTCTAAGATTTCCGGCACTAAATATTTTTGCAGTTCAATTAATACCGACCTACGAAAAGCAGGTAGTTCATTCCTGCAAAGATACCCAACATTCCCTGGGTAATCCAATGAAAGCTGTATCGCCTCATTGACTAACCAAACTGTTTTTCCACCTCCAAACGCACCGCCATAAAGTTTATAACGCTCTGGTGCAGAATGAGCGAGAACTTGTCTGTCATGCGGTTTATATATTCGCCCTAAGTCAATTACATCTTTAGGCATTTGGTACTATATCCTTTAATAACCCATGCAACCTTAAATGACAATTCTTACACAGGGTTATCCCATTATTTGCGTCATATCTTAATTCTTTGTATATAGCAAATTCTTTTATGTGGTGTGGGTGTAAATAAGATTTAGTAGCCCCACATTCTTGGCAAGTATAATTATCACGTTCAAATACTTTCTTGCGCCATTCCTTAAATTCCACAGAACATCTTGCCAAATGGTTTTCTTCTGTTATCCCACCTTTCCACATCGGGTGTTTTTCTTTTGCAAATTGCCCCTTCTTAAACTCAGTCTTCGGAGAACGTCTTTCCCCTTTAGTAGTTTCTGATAAATGTCTACCCATTTCGGGGTGTTTCTTACCTTTATTCCCCGATGGTTTACCCAAACGGGCTAGTCTTTGTTTTTCTAAATATTTAGGGTCTTTAAGCCACGTCTTTTCTTCGTAGGTAAGTCCACTACCCACCCCAAGCTTATATAACGCTGGATTGTGTTTAGCTTTAAAACGATTCTCACAGGACTTACACCTTAAAGACTGAATAACACCACCGTCAAACGTTGTCCAGCGTTCTAATCCGCAATCAATACAAGCGTGATAGATATACTTGTGATACCTGCGGCTAAAAGGCTTATCTAACTCTAAGCCAGTTTTAACTTCACCTATACTTGGCATACTTATATTATACCACAAAGTAAGTGGTTATGTCAAGTTTCTCCGGTGCTTGATGGGAAAGAATCTGTCTAGGGTGTGGTTTATATAGTTTACTAAGGTCTATACTTGGCTTAGACAATTAAGTTTTTAACCTGCCTATCTTGACTTCATCTAATACCTTATCTACCCAATCACTAATTGAGCCACCTGCTGATGGGTAAAACAGATGAACAAACTGCCACAAATACTCATGGCACTCTCTGATATAATCAAATATTTCACCATCATGGTCCAACTTATCCTCCGCAATAAATCCTTCTGGTCTATTCTTCATCGTTCCCCCTACATATTGCAATGCGTTGCACAATCTTTTCTAATGATATTGGCTTATAACTTAACACTTCTGCACTAACATTGATTGTTTTATTCTCGTAATTTATTAAGGGATATAATTCGGGATAATTATTATGATGGTGTCCATGAATCAACCATCCTTTATAACCAAAATCATTATACTCTGGGGCATGAATAAGTAAAAACTCAATATTATTAAATCTCTTAATTAGATACTTGTGGTAAGGAATGCCTTGCAAATCTCTGTCGTGATTACCCTTAATAAGAATTTTATTACCGTTTAATAAATCCCACCAATATTTCCTACTACCACAATCCCGCCCATATGCTATATCACCAAGATAATAAACAGTATCATTATTTGAAATGGTTTCATTCCACTTCGCAACCATAAAATCATTCATTTCTTGAGTAGATTTGAATGGCCTATTGCAATATCTAATAATATTAGTATGTCCTAAATGCAAATCACCAATAAAATATATCACTTATTTATAAACTCCTGATACCTTAAAGCCCTTTCTATTCTTTCTTTCTTATCATCATATAGATTCAAAGACTGTCTAAATTTACAGGTTCTTTCTATACTCTCTAATATGTCAGGTGGTAGATTGATACTACTTTCCTGTTCAATAGGGCTAGATTTTGATTGTACGTTGTCTGGTGATACCTTGCGGGTGTATTTACGTTTCATAATCTTCCATATCAAATACTAATCCAACATGGTTAAAGCCTGATGGTATTCGCTTGTATTTCTGCCCATCAAGTGTAGTAAATTCACTGAGCAAGAAGCCCGTATCGGGATTGCCACACAACTCGCCATTTGCCTTTAGTCGTCTCCCTATATATTGATGTTGGACTGTCAACCATCCAGTAATCCCTAACTCGTTTCTTTGTCCGATAGTAAGCCCTATGTCTGACACCTCAACAGATACACCAGTCACCTTAACCTTGTGTGGCTTTTTCCATCCTCCCCATTCAGCAATTACAATATCCCCACATTCTGCTAACTGCTCAGGGGCATAACGTAACGCCAACTCTTTTAAGGCATTATCAAACTCGTTTCGTTCTATCATACTTCTACTCCTGAAGATTGTGCAACGCGTTGCAAAATGTTGTGCTAGCTCGGCGTTCATTCACACACGGTAGCCGATAGTTTCATTAACGACTATGACACTAGCACTTCTTTAGGTCTCCCCTTATTTACTGGACGTCTCCAACAGCCTTTATATTTAAGGGGTCGTTACCGGCTATCTCGACCTCATATCTTAATTCTACTACAATACTATTCATTTGTCAAGTAACCCTAAACGTCAACAATTACCATGACGGTATTTACTAAAGTCCCTGATAGTTTAAAGGATTCCGGCGGATTAGATATTATCTCACTATCACCTATCAAGCCTAGGAAATTGAGTGTTTTCTTATTCTGTCTGAAGGTGACTCCTGAAGCCATAATACTAACTAGCCTACCACCAGGCTTCAAACATTTAATTGCATGAGTTACATGGTCAATATCCTGCTGTTTCGCAAATGGAGGATTCATTATTACACGGTCATATAATGGTTTAGTCTCAACTGATAGAAAATCACAACACTCTACATTACGAAATCCATATTTGTGCAACGCATTGCAATTATCACTTAAAAGCTCAAAACAGTGAACATTATCATGGCCAGTTATACGAGCTATCCTTTCAGCAATAGCACCCTGTCCAGCAGAAGGTTCTAATACTATCATATCAGGGGTTAATTCAGCCAGTGTAACCATTTTATCTACTAAATCTAACGGAGTAGGAAAGTAACCATAATCAGAAGGTTTATCATATTCCCCTGTTAGTATAATCGCCTCTAATTTATCTGAAGGATTCTCACTAAAAACATGACCTTTAAATTTTCTATTCCACTTACCCCCCATAGCTTCTAATACTTTATTGACTTCTAGATAGTCTTTACGGTCTAATTGCCCACAGTTCAAGATAACTAGATTATCAGTAATACTCGCAGTGCTTATTATCCCTAATGTTTTATCATCTATTTTCATACTACTCCTTATCCCCTATAGACGGCATTATCTCTAAACAATCACCTAAATAGACTTTGTTTATATCCATATTTATAGTTTTACCTCAAAGAAACCTAATTGCCCTCTATATGGAATAGGTTCATCATAAAGTTTGGGATTAGCTAATACAAATCCGTATTTGCCTACAAACCAAGGCGATTTACTTTCAGTCACACAGTCAATAATATCTACTTCACCAATGAGAGCACCAAAGTCTTTATTAGTTAATTCAACTACTTGGTGGGGAATGTCTGCGTCAAATAGTTCATATAGAAAATCCATATAGCCAGAATCCATCTTCTTACCAGCATGAACATATATTCGCTCTGGCAATTCAATAGTAAAGTTAGCAATATCACGACTAGAATATTGCCCATGTCTGGGATTACGACCTATCCTCCAATTGCGATTCTCTATATCTTTATAACCAGCACAAATTAACCATGCCCACGGCTGTTTAATACTTAATGCTTTCATATCCCCCTCTAAAGATATTGCAACACGTTGCACAATCTATTTTACAGCCCTGAATTTAGTTACTGGCTCAATATATTTTTCGGCTTCAAATATAGAACTAGGGTCGAATTCCCAACCTGATTCCCTGGCACTCATATCCCCTGTGCTTCGAGCGTTAGCAAATCCAATTACCATTCCATCTATTTCAACAAACTGGGTATATTCAACCCACCAACGATGCTCATCTTCATCCTGTTTCCCGATAGCTCGACTGTCAGTCAAGACTTCTATTAGTGTTGCGTCATCAGTCCCGTATCCCTTAGACTGTGCATATTTTACTAGATGATTCTTAATTTTCTCATTCATTTTAGTTCACTCCTATAATACGTTTCTCTTTATTCAATCTATTCATAAATTGTATGATAGTTTCCAATCTCACCTCCACCTTAATTATAACCCCTATTCTACCCTTTGTCAACCCCACTGAGTAGCCATTGCTTCTTTATATCTTTCAACTCCCGCCTTAAATGATTTATAAAAAGCATCAGGATGATTTATAGAACAATCAAAACATATAGGGGCCACACAATGAGGATGCCTTAACACTAGATAATCATTAATTCTTGGTGTTACTACTTGCAAATTCTTACCACAAACTCTACAAAAACCTTCACCGGCTTCTTTAGATTTGATTACATTATGGGAAGCCCTGGCTACTTTAATGTCCTCTGTCTTGCCTATAGCTTCTCTAAGGTTAAAATCAAGAAAATTAAGACTAAAGGGATTACTACGTTTAGAATGAGGGTCGCCCAATCGTCTTTGATACTTCATTATAAGACTTTCCATATCCCACCTCCATATATTAAT